GCCAGCGATGGTGTTATCTAGACTATGTCTTTCAAGACTGCAGTGCATTGTCTTGAATTTCTCTATATGGAGGTTCGCTTATGCCTGATAAAGGTGCTCGATTTCGTGTTAGAAAAACACCCACATTAATTCCTAATGTGTCTCGGAAAGTAGGGGATATTTACCTCTACGACGGTAATAAGTGGGTCCCACATCCGTGGGGTTCCCAGATTACGACCGTTCCTAACGAGAACTGGTATTCCAAGATTGAGTCCTGTAGGGATGAAACCCATGCAGGTCCTCCTTGGTCCAGTGGTGGACCCTTCACGAAGATTACAATCAAGCTACCTATCTTTGAGATCAAAGGAATAGGAGCACATGATTCACAAGGTTCCCTATGGCCAACTGGCGTAGGAAACTATCCTGTGCGTTATGTGGGGGGATTTTGTAACCCTCAGTTTGTCGGAGATCCAATTCCGACGTCAAAATATTTGACGCCTGAAACTTTGGTTTCCGGCAACTATCTTCTTCCCTCGTTATCGGCGTGGAGTGCCCAGGCGTATGGTAAAACTGCGCCTGTCCTTGAGAAAGCTGGCTTTGGCGTTGCGTTGGCAGAGTCGAGAGACCTACCACGCATGATGAAGACGACCGGACAAGCATTTTCTTTTGCTTGGGACCGAATCGCCGGCATTCGTCGAGGCTTTGATTGGAGACAGTCTCCTAAAGCTGCTTCTGATCAGTTTCTCAATGAGCAATTTGGCTGGATTCCGTTTTTGAGTGATCTACACAAGTTTAAAGATGTGTATGACCACTCCCACGAGTATGCCGGTCGCATTGCGAACGACAATAACAAGTGGGTGAAACGGAAACGCACTCTATTAGCGGGAGAACCTGTGTATACTCGTATCGATGGAGGCATAGGCCAAAGGTGCGAACCTTTAGGCGGTATGTTCTCTTCCGGTACGTTGTTTAGAGTCCAGCCGACGTGGGAGTGTGGTATGATAACATCCACACATGTCACAACATCTGGTCTCTTTAAATACTACAGGCCCGAATTCGACTATCATGATCCGAACTATCATGGCGCATTTAATATGGCCATGAGAGCTGCCACGTTATACGGGGCAAGGGTCAATCCGTCGAATATCTATAAAGCGATCCCTTGGTCTTGGCTCGCCGATTGGTTCACCAATCTGGGCAACGTCGTAGACGCTGCATCAGCTTGGGCCACCGACGGGGTTGTGGCCAAATACTTGTACCTTATGCATCACCAAATGCGAACGATACGCCTTACTCAGGTGTTACCGTTCAAAGATGGGGATGTTGTGCTTCAATGGTTTCGCACATGCGAAGTCAAGAGGCGCGAGGAAGCAAGTAGTCCATATGGGTTTAGCCTGTCTGGGACAGCTTTAACTCTCAGACAAATGGCGATCCTTGCCGCGATCGGTATTTCCGGGAAATTCCCGCAAATATACCCCTAAAGATGGGTAACGACACGGAGGGGATTATCTATCCAGTTGCCTTAGGTAATGTGCTGGCCACCTTGGAAAGGGCCGGTGCGCACTGGGTTTAACTCCTTAGAACTTTGGAGGTCAACCACAATGGCTTTAGCCGATCCACAAACTGTCACAGTTAACGCAGTCGCTCAGGCGATGCCGCGTACTCTGATTAGCGGAACTTCCGCTACTTATCAGAAAGCGGATGAGAGCTTCAGACTTGAAGTTTCTCACCAGAAATCTAAAGGTCGAATTCGATCTTTAGCTCGGATCACTCAGCGAGCGATTGTTCCGGACCCATTGACAGCAGTCAATGACTACGAAACTCTCGTGTGCTACTTCGTCATCGATCGCCCAGAAGTGGGCTTTTCGTCGGCGCAGTGCGACCAGTTAACAGCCGGTCTTAAGACATGGCTTGACACTACGATGGTTGGGAAGCTATACGGACAAGAGTCTTAGACTACTGCCTGTTGAGCCCCGTTCATCGTTTTAGTTCTGCGATTGGGATCCAAAGATGTGTCCCAATCGTTTGTTATAAACAAACGAAAGGAGTACGTTGATGGAAAAGGAAAGTCCTGAGGAATCCGTGAGGATTCCTGAGTTACCTTCTTCCCTAGACCAACCAAAGCAGGTTCCCGAAAAAGGGACCTATTTTTGGTTGGCGTTCGCAGTTAGTTCAACCCCTTCTTACTGTAGGGTTAAGCGCACTTTTGGTGCGCAAGAAGCCCTTTTAGTGAGACGACAACGTAAAGAAGTCGCTCTCGCGCAGGAAGCTCGTGATAACGAGCATTATCGGGGCAGAAACTAATTAATAGTGGTGTCAGTTTGCCTGACGCCAATTTGGCATCAGGGAGGCTAAGCTACGTGGCTTGATGATTACCCCCAAATGAGGAGGAATCATGAAAAGCAACGTAAGTGACTATCTAGAGTTGGTGCAAACCATCTATATAGATGGATGCGCCAAGTGCATCGCTGATGTCTCTGATTTACGTGATCTTGAAACTATAAGATCACGGGTCAAAAAAGAGGGAATATCGTTTTTAACGATTACCCTCCCCCAATTTAGTCGCGACTTCGAAAGAAGTCTCGCTTTGGGATTTGTCGACTCAACATGCTTCCGAAGTTTTCGGAAACATGGGTCAATCCCTGCATTTTTGCAAGGTATGACCAGTCGGATTTTTGACCTAGAGACAGGGAGGATTATCGATGACAAAGTTAATATTGATGAGCGAGATGTCCCGACTATTATTGAAGTTGTGCGGCAAATTTGCCTCACTTTCAAGAAGTTGGAACTTGAATGTACGTCCGCGAGGACGTCTTCTGCTCTCTCAAACTTCATCGCGATTGAGCGATCCTTTTCTATGTTTTTGCTGCCGAAAGAGGACCGAGAGAAATTCTCTCTTGTATCCTCTGTGTTATGGGATAATTTGGTCTGCACTATATGTGTGGAACAACTTACTCCAAGACACGGTTCCGGAGCTACCGCGGATCGAATTTCTGGTAACCAGAAGTACGATTGGCGGAAGTGGCACGATCGTCTCGAGCCTTACTTTCCTCTCATTGGTTACGCTTTCCCTATTGGGATTGCGTGCCATTTGGAGGAGCTCGAAAAGGTAACGATCGTTTCCAAGGATAAGGAACAACCCGTTAGGGTTATTCCTGTTCCTAAAACACTAAAAGGACCCCGCATCATAGCAATTGAGCCTGCTTGCATGCAATATGCACAGCAGGGGATTCGATCTGAGCTTTATAACTCTATCGAATCCTACTGGCTAACGAGAGGTCACGTAAATTTTCGTGACCAATCGGTAAACCAGCGACTCGCTATTGAAGCGTCGACTACTGGTCAATTAGCAACGATTGATCTTTCTGATGCAAGTGACCGGGTTCCCCATGATCTTGCTATGGAGATGTTTCGTTCGAATCCTGATTTAAGGGATGCGATCGATTCATGTAGATCGACTAGTGCAAAAATGCCGGATGGCCTAGTGATAGGCCCTCTGTTTAAATTTGCATCTATGGGTAGCGCTCTTTGTTTTCCAATCGAGGCCATGTATTTTTACACTATATGTGTAATGGCCTTGCTTTGTGAAAACAACCTCCCTGTAAGTCACTCTAACTGTTTTAAAGTTAGTCGTGACATTTACGTCTATGGGGACGATATTATCGTTCCCACGACGAATGCGATGGTTGTTCTTGAGTACCTACAAAAGTACAATTGTAAGGTAAATACCAGTAAAACTTTTTGGAGTGGAAACTTCCGAGAGTCTTGTGGTATAGACGCCTACCGAGGTGAGGAGGTAACTCCTACTTATCTCGGTATGGAATGTCCTAAGAACAAACAGCAGTCGGACAGACTTATCTCATGGACGGCAACCGCTAACCTGTTTTATAAACGTGGTTATTGGCGAACTGCCCAGTTCCTCTTTTCGAAAGTGGAACGCATCTTAGGGCCTTTGCCCTATGTTGCTGAAGATAGTCCCGTACTGGGGCGATCCACATTTCAGGATTTTCGTTCCATCGAAAGATGGAACAAAAATCTCCAGCGCTTTGAAGTAAAAGGCTGGATGCCTGTTTCAGTTTATCGTACTGACAAACTGAGTGGATATCCCGCTCTGATGAAGAGTTTCCTAGACCTGGATAGGCTAATAAACCTGTCCTTCGTCAGGGACGTTCAACATCTTGAGCGTTCTGCACTGCACCACGCAGTCGCACTAAAACGTGGTTGGGTCCCGGCCTCATAGGCTGGGAATTGAGGATTAATCCTCTGGGGCATGATCTGCTTAGAAAGCTAAGCGGGCAGTGCATCATGCATCATGCCCA